ACTCGGGCTACACGACGCATTGCTTTCCACTGCGGTGCAAAGTAGTTACCCTTGTCCATAACCCCATTACCGTCGCGCATGAATTGCTTAAGGGGATAAGGGTTGAACGACCGGGGGGGCTCCACCCCGTTGGTCAACGCGAACGTCTCACAGAACGTCCAACCCTTCTTACCGAAGAAGGACTTCCCCGGATGCAATCCACTACCTATGTCAGCTACAAACTGCGCATAGGCAGACACTCGGTGGGGCATAGTGAGCGAAACGACGTCATCGCCAGTAATGGCTGTCGTCGGGCCCAACACTTCTGCCGCCACGCCGTTGAGGAGGGAGAGAACAGTGAAAGAGAACGGAGTTCCCATCAAGCATCCCCTGTTCATAGGGACGTTCACAAATTCTCCACCAACAACCCCCCCAACGACACCGAGTGCCGCGACTTCCTCCCACTGCTGCCTTTTGGTGAAAGAAGACTTAAGGTAACGGACATAGTGCTTCTGCTCGCCGATTCCAAGGGATCGACGCGCAGCATCAAGGTAAAGCGGGGACAACCCTGCCCTGCCAAGGCCGCGAACAGCGGCCTCAATTGCACCATGCCCGAACCCGTCAGTCGCCTTAGTCAAATCAGCAGAAAGCCACTGCCAATCACCACGCGCGGTGACATTAAGGCCGTCTACAACCCCGTCAGGCGATATGCGTTTGTTGATATCACGCAGACGCCTGTCCCTCTTTCTAAGACGGGGAAACACAGCCTTCCGTACAATGTCACCTGCAGTAAAGATAGCAGCAGGAGGAACGGTAATGACACGCACCTTACATCCCTGCTCAGCGAGAGGCGTCGCGGCGTGCACAGGCACGCGGCTGTGATCACTCCCGAGGGCGTAAAACTGTTCCATCGACAACAAGGTTCCAAACCCTTGCAACAGTTCAACGTACTCGCCCCGGGTCTTCGCGATCCCGTGACGCACAGACTTGAGCAGCCTGTTAATGAGAGAGTCCTTCCCTGGGAAGGCGGGTATACGACGGTTCGCTTCCAGCAAGCGTCCCTCAAAGACGGACCAAAGGAAGGGCACATCCTGGAATGTGTAACTCCCCTCCAGCCCGACTGTGAGCTCCTTCAAGACGAGGTCCTGAAGGTAAGCGTCGTAACCACCCTTAGACCCAGGGCTCTCACGAACAGCGTTCTTAGATGTAGGTGCATGTCTCCAAGCACGATTACGCAACGAACTTCCCAGTCTTACCGCGATGGACTCTTCGATCTCCGCCATGACCTCTGGCGAGATTTCCACCGGCTGGGAAATGTTTTTGGCATGGTTGACAAGAGCTTCAGAAACGCGTCTGGGAGACGCGACGGGCAAGGCCCGCGCGCACCTGGTGAAAGCCAGGACACGACGGGCGTCCCGTCTCCCCATACGTCGAAGCCACCTCTGGAGCTCCTTTGGGACTTCATCCACGTAGGCGACTTCCCGGTCCGTGAGGCAAACGTCACGGAGGGAAATGCACAGGGCTTTCACCCTGTCACAAATCCAGTCGACCGACCGAGGACCGGACCTGGTTACCCAGGCCCTGAAGACCCAACAACCATGTTGTTGCGAAAAACCACTGGCAACGAAACCTGCCCATACTGCCTGCCAGGCAGCAGTATGG